GTTGTATAAATATGTGTGTAGATTGCTATGATAGGGTCTACATATAAAATATAAACTTGCTTATAGGAGGAGTTATAATGACTAGAAATCTATCTATTTTTAATCAGTTACGTCCAGTAACTGTAGGGTTCGATAATATATTTGATCACTTTGAAAGAATGTTTGACGGAGACGTTATGAACATTCCACAGGTTAATTACCCACCATACAATATCGTAAAGACAGGTGAAAACACCTACGATATCGAATTAGCACTAGCAGGATTCAGCAAAGACGATATCAATGTTGAATATGCCGACAATGTGTTATACATACGATCAGTCAAACAAGCAGAAAATGAAAAGGAAATAAATGATGCAATACTTCATAGAGGTATTTCAAAAAGAATGTTTTCTAAATCTTTCACTGTTTCAGATGACGTTGAAGTAAAAGGTGCAGAACTAAAAGATGGTTTGCTTAAAATTTCTTTGGAAAGAATTATTCCAGAATCTAAAAAGCCAAGAACCATTAAAATTAAGTAATTAACAGAAAAGGAGATATTAGAACCATGAGTAAAATAATTGGTATTGACTTAGGTACGACAAACTCTTGCGTATCCATTATGGAAGGTAAGGGAGCCAAAGTTATAGAAAATGCAGAAGGTACAAGAACAACACCATCTGTAGTATCGTTTGGAGATGAAAGATTAGTAGGAACACCTGCAAAAAGGCAGGCTGTTACAAATCCTACTAATACAGTTTTTGCTTCTAAACGTTTAATAGGAAGAAAATTTGATGGAGACTCTGTACAAAAAGATATACAGACATCACCATTTAAAATTGTAAAGGCGGAAAATGGAGATGCTTGGGTAGAAGCTAACAACGAAAAATACTCACCATCACAAATTTCGGCTTTTGTTCTTCAAAAAATGAAAGAAACAGCAGAAAAGTATTTAGGACAAGAAGTAACCAAAGCGGTTATTACTGTTCCTGCTTATTTTAACGATTCACAAAGACAAGCAACTAAAGATGCAGGTAAAATTGCAGGACTTGAAGTTGAAAGAATTGTGAATGAACCAACTGCGGCGGCACTTGCCTACGGTTTAGATAAGAAAAAAACTGGTACGGTTGCTGTGTATGACTTAGGTGGAGGTACTTTTGATATTTCTATTTTAGAAATAGGTGACGGAGTATTTGAAGTTAAGTCAACAAATGGTGATACATCATTGGGTGGTGAAGATTTTGATAATGCATTAGTAGAGTATGTACTTGCAGAGTTCAAAAAAGACTCAGGTGTAGATCTAAAAAATGATAGTCTTGCACTTCAACGTGTAAGAGAAGCGGCAGAAAAAGCAAAGTGTGAATTATCATCTGCAACACAAACAGATATTAGTTTACCATTTATTACTGCTGACAAATCTGGACCAAAACATTTAAATCTTAAATTAACAAGAGCTAAATTTGAAGCATTGGTTGATAATTTAGTTGACAGAAGTTTAAAACCATGTCAACAAGCTCTAAAAGATTCAGGATTTAGTGCTGGGGACATTAGTGAAGTTATTCTTGTTGGAGGTATGACAAGAATGCCTAAAGTTCAAAAGGCAGTTCAAAACTTTTTTGGCAAAGAACCAAATAAAAGTGTAAATCCAGATGAAGTAGTAGCAATTGGAGCCGCAATCCAAGGTGGAGTATTGCAAGGTGATGTAAAAGATGTATTGTTGTTAGACGTTACACCTTTATCACTTGGTATTGAAACACTTGGAGGAGTTACAACTAAATTAATTGAAAAGAATACAACTATTCCTACAAAGAAAAGTCAAGTATTTTCAACTGCTGACGATGGTCAAACCGCAGTTACAATTAGAGTTGTGCAAGGTGAAAGAGAAATGGCCGCTGATAATAAGTTACTAGGTAACTTTGACTTGGTAGGTATTGCATCTGCACCAAGAGGTATACCACAAATTGAAGTAACATTTGACATTGATGCTAATGGTATTGTAAATGTTAGTGCAAAAGACAAAGGCACTGGCAAAGAACAAAAGATACAAATACAAGCGTCAAGTGGTTTAAGTGATGCTGACATTGAACAAATGGTTAAAGACGCTGAAGCCAATAAAGAAGCTGATAAACAAAAAAGAGAAACAGTAGAAACTAGAAATCAAGCAGATACACTAGTACACTCTACTGAAAAAACTCTTAAAGAACACGGCGACAAACTATCTGTAGAAGATAAAAAGAAAGTTGAAGATAATCTTACTTCTTTACAAGAAGCATTAAAGTCTGAAAATACTCAAGATATTAATGATAAAGTAAAATCTTTAACTGAATCTGCAATGAAGTTAGGGGAGGCTGTTTATAAAGATCAACAACAGCAACAAAATGAAAATGCTTCTAATGATACAAAAAACAACGATAACGTTGTTGATGCAGACTTTGAAGAAGTTAAAAAGTAATTAACTACATTGATAAACCCCAAGATTACCTTTCTTGGGGTTTCTCTTGAATAACGATAAATACTTTTATAAAACACTTTTAAAAAGGACTTGTTAACAATGAACGTTACTAAAATAAAAAAACACGGAATATTTTTAAAATGGTGGTGGTTTTTTTGTTTATTAATTGCCGCAACAGTATTATTAATAAATTTTGAGGTCCATGAAGACTTATGGAACAATGATAGAACAAAACTTTCATTTTTTATATTATCAATTTTTTACGCAATGACATTTCATTGTGGATACGAAAGCTGGCAATTGAGTAAATTAGCCAATAAAGACATTCCAAAGTTAGATAATTTAGATACACGACACGAACCAGGTTGGTTTGCATCTGATATACTGTTAACACTTGGGTTAGTAGGTACTGTATCTGGATTTATCTTAATGTTAGCAGGTGCATTTTCAGGAATTAATATTTCTGATGTATCATCTGTACAAGCCGCATTAGCAAGTATGGCAGTAGGAATGTCAACAGCACTTTATACTACACTAGCAGGGCTAATAACAAGTACAATATTGAAGTTTCAATATTTTAGATTAGATCAAGACTTAGAGAGATATAGAACAAGGCAAGCATCGAGCTTGGTTGAGCAGGTTGTAGAAAAGCAAAAGGATTAAACAATGTCACGACGTCACAGAAGTTACGGATCTCAAATTGCTTTTATAGATTTACTGTTTAACACACTTGTTGGATTCGTATTCTTATTTGTAATGGCATTTGTATTGATCAATCCAATTGCCAAAAAATCCAATGTTGAAATTAATGCTGAATTTATGATTACAATGGAATGGCCTAATAAAGCAGAGGATGATGTTGACTTGTGGGTTAGAGATCCACTTGGTAATGCCGCAGGATTTAAAAGCAAAGATGTAGGATTAATGAGTTTAGACAGAGATGACTTAGGTAAAGCAAATGACAAAGTTACAACATCTGATGGAAAGACTATTATAGTAAGAAATAACGAAGAACATCTTACAATTAGAGGAATTATACCAGGTGAATATATTATTAATGTTCATTTATATCAAAAAAAACTTGAAAAACAAGTTAACACAATGAATGGTAGTAAATACTATGAAAAAATTCCAGTAACAGTAACAGTGGAAAAATTAAATCCATATGGTATAGTTGCTATTAAAAAAATTATACTATTACACAAAGGACAAGAACTTACAGTACTTAGATTTACTGTTACAGAAGATGGATGGACTACAAACTTAAATTCATTACCATATCCAATGGTAGGAAATCCATATGATGGAGTAGGTTCTGCAACTAGTGGTAATATTAGTTTAGGAACTGGACACGTAGGAGCACCGTAAGGAGATATTATGATACAAGGACATATATTTTTAGTATTATTATTAATGATCATAGGAGCAACAGTACTATGGACATTTATATCTAGTTCAACTTCTAAATGGAGTATGAAAGCAATTATGACATTACTTGTAATATTAGCAATTTTAAGTTCTTGGATAGGATTAAAAACAATGTATGGATATCCATATGATTCTTATCCAAATCATGGAAAATATTATTTAATAGGCCAACACGTTAAAGAGCCAAATATCAAAGAAGGAACACCTGGAGCAATTTATGTATGGTTAATTGTTAGAGAGGCCAACAGCGATAATTTATCATGGGTAGATAAATTAGGTGATCTAATTAATGGTAGACAACCGCGTGTTTATGCTATACAATACAATAGAGAAATGCATGAAGAATTACAAAAAATAGATGAACAAAGAAAAGGGCAACCTTTTCCAATAACTATGGTAACAAAAGAAGAACTTAAAACAAAAGGTCAATCACATAAAGGAAATGACAGTGAAGATAGACAAGAATTTATTCCTTATGTATTGCCAGATTCAATAGTAATACAAAAAAATTAATAAAGGATTAATATGACAGAACAAGGTAATGCAAACGCAACAGCAAACATACAAACTACAACTAGCACAGAATTAGATGAGCCTAGTAACTATAATGTTATTTTGTTAAATGACGATTATACTCCTATGGACTTTGTTACAGAAGTATTAATTGAAATTTTTAGAAAAACAAATGAACAAGCTGAATCTGTTATGCTAAAAATCCATGAAGAAGGAAAAGGTGTCGCAGGAAGTTACGTATTTGAAATAGCAGAGCAAAAAGCAATTGAAACTACTGCAAAAGCGAGGTCGCAAGGACATCCGCTTAATTGTACAGTTGAAAAAGAATAATAAAAATAAGGAATAAAAATGTTTAGATTTTTTACAGCCAGAAAATGGTTAGTGTGGGCCTGGTTAGGTTCTGCAATTATATTAGGATCACTTTGGGTACAAGTTAAAATTGATGTAAAAATTAATGAATGGTTTGGTGTATTTTATGATATGATTCAAAAAGCACTTGCTACTCCAAATGCAATTACACTACAAGAATATTTTGCAAGTTTACTATCATTTATTACACTAGCAGGAATTTATATTGCGTTGTATGTTGCAATTAGTTTTTTTACAGCTCACTTTTTATTTAGATGGAGAACAGCAATGGTTGAATGGTATCATTCTGTTTATGATAAAGCAAGAAATATAGAAGGTGCTTCACAAAGGGTTCAAGAAGACACAATTAAGTTTACGAGAATTATGGAAGGCTTAGGCACAAGTTTTATTGAATCGGTTATGGTATTAATACAATTTACTCCAATTTTATTAGGACTATCAGTTGGTATACCAATTTTCTTTTTTGGTGATTGGCAATATGGTTTAATTACAGGTGCATTAGTTTGGACACTTGGTGGTACTGCATTTTTAATAGCACTTGGGTGGTTATTAAGATTAGTTGGCGTCGAATATGATCTACAAAAAAAAGAAGCGGCATATAGGAAAATACTAGTTATAGCAGAAGATGATGGTAATGTAAGACCAAAAAGAATTGATGAATTATTTGCAGATGTTCGTTCAATCCACTTTTTAAGTTATGTACGTTATCTATATTTTAATGTAGGACGTATGGCATACTTACAGGCAAACGTTTTAAGTGCTTATGTGTTTTTAGCACCAGCCATTGTAGCAGGTGTTGTAACACTTGGAGTTATGCAACAGATAATAAGGGCATTTGGAAGAGTTGAAGGCTCTATGCAATACCTTTTAAAAGCATGGCCAACTATTATAGAATTAGCAAGTGTGTACAAAAGGTTGAGAGAATTTGAAGCTCAATTACCTAAGGAATAAAAATGGACAAAGAGTTAGATAAACCAAAACTAGTTGTATTTGATCAAATAGTTAAAAACTTAAAAGAAGTGTATGATCCAGAAATATCAGTTAATATATATGATTTAGGATTAATATATAGAATAGATTTAGAAGAACTTCCGAAAGCTCATGTTACACATACATTAACTTCAGCATTTTGTCCAGCGGCAGACCAAATTGTGGCCGATATAAAATATGCAGTAGAAACAGTAGAGAGTGTAGACAGTTGTGAAGTTACAACTACGTTTGATCCTCCTTTTGGACCAGAAATGATGAGCGAAGATGCTAAATTAGTGCTTGGCATTTTTGAATAAGTATAGTATAATAAATTATAAGGAAACAAAAAAATGAATATTACAAAAGGTTTATATAAAGCATTAGAAACAAAATATTTTGCAGATATTGAAGATGCAAAAGTTAGAGTAGCAATCTATTTTGAAAAATCAGTTGCCATTGGTGAACATCCACAACACACTGAAGAAATGGATAAGCTGTTAGGACAAATAGCTCATGCTGAAGATAACTTAAATGCTCTAAAAAAATATTTTAACGAATATGACAATTAAAGAAATACTAAAAGAAATTGGTGTAGATGAAAATCTATACAATGTACCGAACGGTGAATCAGTAATATCTCCAATCGATATTACTGAAATCGCCAAAGTCAAAAATACTACTAGGCAAGAGTATGAAGCAAAAGTGCTTAATTTAAAACAAGCACAAATTGATTGGCGAACAATACCTGCACCACAAAGAGGTGAGGTTATTAGATTGTTTGGTGAAGAACTTCGTAAATATAAAAACGAACTTGGAAGATTAGTTACTATTGAAAATGGTAAAATATTTCAAGAAGGTTTAGGTGAAGTTCAAGAAATGATAGACATCTGTGATTTTGCAGTTGGTTTATCAAGACAGTTATACGGGTTAACGATGCCAAGTGAAAGACCTGGTCACCGTATGCAAGAAATGTGGAATCCATTAGGGGTGGTAGGAGTTGTTTCAGCATTTAACTTTCCTGTAGCAGTATGGAGTTGGAATTTTGCTATTGCAACAGTATGTGGTAATGCAACACTTTGGAAGCCATCACCTAAAACACCTTTGGTATCATATGCCTGTGAAGCAATATTTAAAAAAGCAGTTGAACGTTCGGGCATACCTCAAGCACAACATATTTTAGAATTAGTTATTGGTGCCAATGAACCTGCAGAGTGGTTAGCAGATGATAAACATATCAATCTTGTTTCTTTAACAGGATCAACAGCAATGGGACAAGCATTAGGAAAAAATGTTACTGAACGATTTGGCAGAGTGCTAATGGAACTTGGTGGTAATAATGCAATGATAGTTACACCTAATGCAGATATGAAATTGGCAGTCAGGGCTATATTGTTTAGTGCTGTAGGAACAGCAGGACAAAGATGCACAAGTTTACGTAGAGTAATTGCACACAGATCAATATATGAGCAATTAACAAAATACTTAAAAAAATATTACGCAAAAATTACAGTTGGTAATCCTTTAGATGACGGAGTGTTAGTTGGACCACTTGTAAGCGAACAAGCATACAATAGTATGAAAGAAACATTAGATAAATGTGAAGAACTAGGAGCAGTATCAGGCGGCACAAGAATAGATATGCCTGGAGTATATGTAAAGCCTGCATTAGTTGAATTATCTAAGCCAGAAGAAATTACAAAAACAGAAACATTTGCACCTTTGCTGTACATCATGCCATATGATGAACTAGCAGAAGCAATAGCAATTAATAACAATGTACCACAGGGTTTAAGCAGTTGTATCTTTACAAAAGATTTACAAGAAGCTGAATTGTTTATTGGAGCAAATGGATCAGATTGTGGTATTGTAAATGTTAATATTGGTCCTAGTGGGGCTGAAATTGGCGGCGCCTTTGGTGGTGAAAAACACACTGGTGGCGGAAGAGAAAGTGGTTCAGATGCATGGAAACAATATATGCGAAGAAGCACGGTAACTGTAAACTACTCAACAGACTTGCCGTTGGCACAAGGAGTTGAATTTAATGTCTAAGGAGATGAATATGAATCTAGTACCAATGGTTGTTGAACAATCGTCGAGAGGTGAAAGAAGTTATGATATTTTTTCACGTTTATTAAAAGAAAGAATTATTTTTATTACTGGTCCTATAACTGATACAGTAGCAAGTTTAGTTTCTGCCCAGTTGTTATTTTTAGAATCTGAATCTAAAGATAAGGATATCTATATGTACGTTAATTCGCCAGGCGGTAGTGTAACAGCAGGATTGGCAATGTATGATACTATGCAGTATGTCCAACCAGATATTTCAACAGTAAGTATTGGTTTATCAGCAAGTGCAGGGTCATTATTATTAATGGCAGGTACAGCCGGAAAACGAATATCATTACCTAATTCAAAAATAATGATACACCAACCATCAGCAGGTTTTCAAGGTCAAGCAACTGATATTGAAATCCATGCAAAAGATATTTTAGATACAAAGAAAAGATTAAATAATTTGTATGTAAAACATTGTGGTAAAGATTTAAAAACAATTGAAGATGCAATGGAACGTGATAATTATATGAATCCAGAACAAGCATTGGAATTTGGTCTAATTGACAAAATTGTTGAAAAACGATAGTGTATACACTAGTTGGATATTTTGACAACGAAAAGCATTTACAATTAGCAGAAGATAAAACTTTACCTAGAACATATATTCCTAATCATTCAGATGACATTATTGCTGTAACTGACGATCAATACATTCTAGTAAAATTAAGACATCCAGACATAGAAACATTAGGTTTTTATTCATTTCCACTTGATTATTTTGACTAAAACAAGTATAATAGTAATATGGCATTAGATATATTTCATTTAAGTTATCAAGAACCTTACGCAGATAAAACTTGGAAATCACTTGTAAAAAAGTTTCCTTACGCAAGACGTGTAAAAGGTATAAAAGGAATTTTTAATGCACACAAACGTTGTGCAGAGTTGGCATATACTAAAAGTTTTTATGTGGTTGATGCAGATGCTATATTAGAACCAGACTTTGATTTTAGTTTTAAACCAAGTAAATGGGACGAGCATTGTACTCATGTTTGGCGATGCCGTAATCCAATTAATGATTTAGTATACGGATACGGCGGAGTTAAATTATTTCCAACAGAAACTTGCAGATCTGCAAATGAATGGAGAATTGATTTTACAACTTCAGTATCAAATAAACCTGGAGAAAAAGGTGCATTTAAGGCAATGCCAACAATTAGCAATGTTACAGCATTTAACACTGATCCATTTAACACTTTTAAATCAGCATTTAGAGAATGCACAAAATTAGCGGCAAAGGTAATCGATAAGCAAAAAGATCATGAAACAGAACAACGTTTAAATATATGGTGTTCGGTTGGTAATGAAAGAGGCTTTGGTGAGTATGCCATTACTGGTGCTATTGCAGGAAGAGAATATGGCGAAGCAAATAAAAACAATATGGAGGCATTAAGTAAGATAAATGACTTTGGCTGGCTTGAACAACAGTTCAACAAAATCCAAATCTCATCTAGAGACGCACGAGTTATTAGATAGATTTGAATTATTGTATGACAATATAGAAGAACTAAAAGATCTTAGGCGTGCAGTTATTGATGAAGATTTATCATCTGTATTTAGACTAGCACAATCTATATCTTCAAATCCTGAAAAGTTTGAAGAATTTAGAAAAGCCATTATAGAATCAAATTTATATTCAGTTTTTAGAATTATTGATAATTTAGATAGTGAG